TGCTGATTGGATGAACCAATCCCCGTGTTTGTTGAAGCCTCAATGGACTTCGTGCGGATAGTCGAAGGATGGCGACCTCAACTTCCACCACTCACCAGGATCTGAACCTAGGAGGGCGGTCAAACCGCGGCGCTGATTGCGCGAGAACCGGCCGAAGCCGGGGCAGGGGTACCCTGTCTGGAAGTATTTCCAGAAGTCACAGAATAACTGTGAGTACATGCCGCCCGTTAGCCATAAGCCAACGAACCGAGACATCGATTGATCGACATCTCTAACGACTCCCTCGGGATAGAGGAGCAGTTTGAACCACTCTTCATCCTCCCGGAATGGGACACCCTTTCGGTACTGGGTCCCAAGGAGTTTGAACCGTTGCATGTCTTCTGTCAATTCGGTTTTTTCACCGTTCACAGACATCCCGAAGCAGGATTTTGCAACGTGAACTGCTCTTGTAATGTCAAAGGCACGCACATGACATGCGCTGTCATCACCAAGAACTTTGAGGTCTTGAGCCTCCTGGTCTTGTTCCAAGGCCAGAAACTGGACAACGAGATAGTTCACGACGCTATCTATTAACTGTGTCCAGAATGTGCCACTGGGCACACCCCCATATTTGCGGAACATTCGTCCGTCCGGCATGAGGACCGGGGTATTGATGAAATACCACACCATATTGGACCAAACATTCGCCCACTTGCGTTTCTGAGTGTCTGAAACGGGTTCGCCATTCCAGTGGTCCCAGTCAACGTTTCGACGTAGTATGTCGAAGGCGATGTGGATCAGGAAAGCTGGCACAGTTGCATCAAAGGAAGAGAAGTCCATTCCTAACTTTTTCAACACGGAGGAACGGGACGCTCCCAGAGAAGCTGCCAAACGTGAAGGTGTCTTGCCTGTCAATAGTGGAGAGTCTTTCTGAGCGATGAACGCTTCATACATTTTTGGAGCATAAAGCCCCTCAACCACAAGCATCTCTGCAGGGTAGATCCAAACCATCCTTGTCTTGGGGTCGTCTCTGTCGGACATTGAACCGCGAGTCGCCGCCATACACGGTGGGAAGTGGACCTTCGAGGGATTGAACCCTTTGCCGCCTTGTTTCATGCGGTGCCCTAACCAACGAGCTGCTGGGTAGATCTCTTCCATGACGTCACCTTTTTTCTTTCCAGGCCAGGTAATACCGGCTGAGGTGTCTGTTTTGAGATAAGCACCTACTTCATGCCAATCTAGAGGCTCAATTTTTGACGGAAGGGTGAACCTATCACGTGTAATCTTAATTGCTCTACGAAGTAGAGATTGAGACCTATGATCTAGATCAGACCAGGATTTACGCTCATGCTCAAAACGCATCAAAGCGTTGTACAAACCGGGAACACCGGCGCCTCTTCGCGTATAACCACGGATACTATCGTACAACGGATAGTTCCAGGACTTCATCGCCTCTGCAACGTAACGATCTACATTGCCAGGAGGTTGGTATGAAGTGTAACCACCAAAACGAGCTATCTCTGTGAGGCATGTACCTTCAAACAGATCACCAAACTTGTTGGCGGCCCGAATCGTGGAGCGAATTGGTCTTACCGAGGTAGCATCTACGCTACTGAACGCCTCGGGAGCATCTAGTAGTACATCGTAGTTCGATGGCTCAGAAACCATACGATGAGTGAAAGGAGGAGTACTTTGGTATCGGGATGTG